CTCACCGCTCTTCAGGGAGATGGAACTGAGCAACGAGAAGGCGCAGAAACTGACCGATGCCTATGTCGAACTCCGCAAGAGCGAGATGAAGGCATACGCCGACCAGGTGGAGAAGTGGAAGTCTGACGCAAAGGGCGACGCTGAATACGGGGGGAGGGCGTTCAAGGAGAACGCAGGCCTTGCTAGCAAGGCGATGAACGAGGTCTTCTCCGACAAGACCATTGCCCTTCTGGATTCCGTGGGCTTCACCTCACACCCTGAATTGATCCGTGACCTGTGGAAACTGGGCACTCGCATGGGTGATGACAAATGGGTCGACGGCAGGGGGAGTAAGGCGGATGACGAGTCCAACCTGACGGCGGAACAGAAACTGGCGAAGAGGTACGCAAAGACATAAGCGGATGAAGTTAGTCAACTGAATAGCAACAAGTGAGGGCCGCCATTGAGCGGTATTTTTTTATGTCTGAAAAGGAGTGATCTGAGATGGCAACAGAGATCGGAAACAAACTGAACCTTATCGATGTAGCGAAGATGCTTGACCCGTCCGGCAACATCGGGCCTGTCGCGGAGATACTTAGCGAGACCAACCCGATAATCGAGGACATCCCCTGGAAGGAAGGCAACCTTCCTACAGGACACCGCATCATCCAGAGGGCAAGTATCCCTACCCCGACATGGCGCAAGCTGAACGAGGGTGTCACCGACACCAAGGCGACCACGAAGCAGATAGACGAGACCTGCGGGATGCTCGAAGCCTACTGCTCGGTGGACAAGAAGATCGCAGACCTGAACGGCAACACTGCCGCATTCAGGGCAGGACAGGACAAGGCACACATCGAGGGCATGTCCCAGGAGTTCTCCGACACCCTGTTCTACGGCAACGCACTGACCGCACCTGAAGAGTTCAATGGCCTTTCCGTCAGGACTAACGCGCTCGGCACCTACGTACTCGACGGGGGCGGGACTGACGACGGGACTGACTGCACCTCGATATTCCTTGTCGGTTGGGGGCCGATATACGGCATATTCCCACGGGCTTCCAAGGCAGGACTCGTGATGGAGGACAAAGGGCAGGTCACTCTCGGAGACGCGACCAACGGCTGGTACGAGGGCTATAGGACTCACTACGTGTGGGAATCCGGCCTTGCCGTTGAGGACGCACGCTACCTCGTCAGGCTTGCCAACATCGACGGTTCCGCACTCGCGACCTATGGGGCTTCCTCCGACTCTTCGATAAACCTTATCCAGTACATGATCCAGATGCAAAATCTTCTCCCGAACCAGAACGCCTGCCGTCCCGTGTTCTACGTGAGCAGGACTGTCAAGACGTGGCTGGACATCATGATCCAAGACAAGCATAACGTGTACCTCACACTGAACGACTACGCCGGAAGGCCGACCACGTTCTTCCGCGGCATCCCGGTCAAACAGTGTGACTCGATAGTCAGCACCGAGTCCCAGGTTTCCTAGTGGGCTTAACAGAAACTGAAAAGGAGAGTGACCAGACATGGCTTTTGTAGATAGCGACCTGCAATTTGCGGATGCTCTTGATCTTTCGAGCGGGACAAACGGGACTGCCGCGGCCCACGACTGCACTAATTACATCGACCTTCAGGCAGCGGACAGGCTTGCAGGCAGGGTGGTCTACCTGAACATCGTGTTCACCACTGCTATGGACAGTACGCAAGAGGACGCAACCATCACCTTTGACCTTGAGGCGGACGCTGACACCACGTTCAGCTCCGGCGCGGTCAATATCTGGAGTTCGCAGACCTTGGCCGAGGCGGGAGATGTATGTCAGGGAACTGATGTTATCCAGGTTCCCATCAGCGTTCCTTCGGGACTGCGTTACCTGAACCTTGAGTACACCATCGGGAATCATGCGGCAACGGCGGGGGTATTTGACGCTTACATCACCCTTGACGCACAGAGTGCCAACGTAACCGCATAGGGTGGTAACACGTTATGAAGCAGTACCTATGCACACGGAAATGCCAGTTTCCGGGACAGCATAGACGGCGCGAGGGGGAAATCTGTTGGTTCGAAGACGGGGTTTCCCCCCCGCCTCATTTTGTGCCGGTCGACGAACCTGGCAAGGAACCCGACGTTAAAGCGTCCATCAGGATGAAGCACGACGATCTTCTTGCGATGGCGCAGGCGCAGGGACTTGAAGTGGACGAGGGCATGACGAAGAAAGAAATACTTGCCCTCATGGAAGGGGATGAATAAATGGCTGTAGGAAGGGCAAACAAGTTCGGCGCGGCTCTCGCTAAAAGGTTGACCGATGTCGATGCCTATGAGGTAGCGTACCTGACCGATGTAGTGGCGGGAACTGTAACCGCATCAAAGGCGGTCATTGTCGGTGCCAATAAGAACATCGATACCATTTCCATAGCCGACAGCGGGTTGAAGTTGGGTTCCGGTGCGGGTACTGCGGTAACGGCGACCGCTGCTGAACTTAATGAACTCGACGACATCGTTGCATCCTTCACCTTTGCGGCTACTGCGGGGGCGAAGAACGTCTGCGAGGTCGCCATTACCCTGAAGGACGCGGCAGGGGCAACCGTTGACGGGGCACGTCCGTTCATGGTGTGGCTCCGACAGTGCTACGGGTGTTGGGCTTACTGGGACTTCCGCATCGGGCACGGTTAAGGCAAAGAGCGCATCGGGTGCGGACTTTGCGACTTTCACGGCTAAGAAGGCACTCCTGGTACAGCCTCTTGCCACGGGTATATACACCCTTGAGATAACCGATACTGCAAAGACCGCGTTCTATGTCTGCGCCGCCACACTTGACGGCAGGGCATACAGCGTCAGCACTGTACTGGCTACAGAGGACTACGGAGCAGGGGCATAACAACACAGGGGGCATTCATTTGCCCCCTTCTTTTTTTGAAGGAGGGCTTCAATCATGAGCAGTTCGGGGTATTCGGCCCTTACTAAAACTAATATTGCCAATATCGCCCTTCGCCACCTTGCAGGGATGAGCCTGACGGATCTCGATACAGACACGTCCACAGAGGCGGAACTCGTCAACCTCTACTGGCCCATCTCCCTGCGCGAAGTCCTACGGGCGGCGGACTGGCGTTTCGCGTCCCTTGAGGTTGACCTGACGGAGGATGAAACCGAAGAGTCCGACATGTGGGACTACGCATACACCTACCCAGACGACTGCGCCATGGTCAGGGAGATAATCGACACAGCCGGGACTCTGGGACAGAAGATCAAATACGAGATAGGACTCAACGACTCGCAGGATGGACTTCTTATCTGGTGCAATGTGGAGGATGCGGTAGCAAGGTATACCTATGTCCTTGACTCTGTAGGCGTATGGCCTCCTGAATTCGTGACCTGCTTCGCCCTACGGCTTGCCTACGACATCGCCTATCCGCTGACGCAGAGGGAAGACGCGAAGGACACCATGTTCAAACTCTATCAGCACGCCATAAACCATGCCATCGTAGCGTCCAAGGCAGAAGGGTACAGGCAGTTCGTCTTCACATCCGATGCGCTGACTTCCCGGAGGACTTCGTAATACCATGAGCCTCTACCCTATCAGGCCATCTTTCGCCGCAGGGGTACTCGCTCCGGCATTGCACAAGAGGACTGACCTCAACCAGTATTACCTGGGACTTCGGACGGGGAGTAATGTCATCGTCCTTCCTCAGGGTGGAGTTGTCAACCGTCCGGGGTTCGAGTACATCGGCACGGTCAAGGACTCGTCCAAAGAGGTCAGGGTGGTTCCCTTCGAGTTCTCGACTACACAGGCGTATGTCCTTGAGTTCGGGGATTACTACATGAGGGTCTTCAAGGACGGGGGGCAGGTAGTCCATACCACGTCCACTACATCCGCCTGGGCGACAGCGACTGGCTACGTTGTTGCGGACTTCGTGAAGAATGACGATGTGATCTACAGGTGTATTTCCGCTCACACTTCGGGGGCGACGACCGAACCTGGAACGGGTGAATCATGGGAGGACAAGTGGGTAGCCGATGCCGCTTACGAGATAGCGACCCCGTGGCCTGAAAGCGTTCTGTTCGATCTCCGCTTCCAACAGTCTGCCGACACCCTCTATGTCTTCCATCCCTCATACGACACGAGAACGATAACCCGTTCCGCCCATACAACGTGGACTCTTGACACCTTCGACTGGAAGAACGGGCCCTTCATGAAGGACAACGATGATGATTCTCATACCATGACGGTCACGAGTTACGGTGGTTCCACTGGTCTTTACGGGCAGACCGTGACGGTCACATCAAGCGATGACATTTTCACCTCCGCCGATGTTGGCAGATGGATAAAGATAGAATACTACGACGAGGGCGAACAAGTTAATAATGGTTCAGCTAACCCCTCAAAAGCTGGAGACATCGCTGGTCCGTGGTCTGTGGATGGCAAGTTTGAGGTTATGTATCACTTTGGTGATGATAACGGCAATCGTATTGAACTTAAATATTCCACTGATGGTG